GGATAGTATGCGTGACATAATGCCACCTGTAAAGGAAAATAATTAGAAAATTTTAATTATTTATTCTCTGTTAATAAAAAATTAAAAACTCATTTTTCTGCTCAAATACTCCAGTAGGTGGATGAGCATGACACTCATAGTAGTAGTGATTTTTGCAATTTTTTGTCTGTGCTTTTGATGCCGTTGTAGAAAAATTTAATTTGGTTTTTCTTGTTAGTTTGTGTCGTATTCATTTTCGTTTTCCCGATTTGTTAAGTAATGTTGAGTACACCATACATGTCATAATGTCGCTTGCACAGCAAAAAAGTGAGGCCACGACTGTTATTTTTTGCTATTAAATTGATTTGTTGTGCATGGTGACAAAATATCGTCTAATATTCAGGAGCATAAACCGACAAAAAATAATCAGAAAGGAAAATGTCTACATGCATAATTCTCACAACTACAACATAATTAAAAATAAGTATATGAATACGTCTATAACTGGTATGTCTGGTGAACTAGGGGCCGGAGACCGTGGCGCACATAATTATGTTCCATATAATACCGGCAATCCCTATGATTCACAGGACTACGTGCATAGGTGGAGACAATACACCCATATGTATGAAACTAGTTGGGAAGCTAGGAAAATAATTAGAATCCCAATTGAAGATGCACTCAGAAAAAAATGGGAGGTAGAAGGTATACCAGTAGACGTAAAAGATAGAATTGAACAAAGATTGCAAGAATTACAATTCGTTCGAGTTCTGAGTCGGAGCATGATGTTAGAGAGGTTATTGGGTGGTTGTTTGACCTTCATGGGAATAGAGGACACGCTTGATGATCCAAGTAGAGCATACAACCCAAAACAAGGGGAAAAATTAAGATATTTAAATGCTATCCCAGTTTCGCGTATATCCCGCACTGAGTGGAACACCAACCCACTCTCTGCAGATTACATGCGCCCTAAGAAATATTTGATCAATGGAATTATGGTAGACGTATCTCGATGTTTAGTATGGGACGGAGACCCCCTATTTGATCCCTCAGACTTCTATTTGTCGAACTACAGAGCGAATCTGGCGGGTTTTGGTCCATCAAAGTTAGCCACCATCTGGGATGATATAGTAAAGGCCACAGGGACACGGCAAGCAGCGTACCAATTAATTAAGACTAATAACGCTATAATTATGGCAATAAAGGACCTGCAAGATTTGGCCGGGACTGATCCAGGAAGAAAGCAATTAAAAGTACTGAAAGATGTAGCTAACCAACTGTCCGTATACAAGGCAGCTATCGTAGATGGTGAGAAGGTAGACATACAACAAAGCTCTGCCTCATTCGGCAGTGTGCCTGAATTAATAATTACTTTTATTCAAATTCTTTCCGCTGCTAGTGATATCCCCGCCACGCGGTTTTTAGGTCAAGCCCCTGGTGGATTAAATGCTACAGGAGATAGTGATTTAGAAAATTATTACAACATGATCGACACGATTCGCACACAAAGAATTGAACCACAATTACGCCGAGTCTATGATGTAATTGGTTATGAAATGTTTCCTAATTGGAAAGATATTCGGAAAGACCTTGAGTTTAAATTCCCCCCATTGTGGAATGAATCAGCAAACGAGAAAGCAATTCGCAGTACATCAGAGATTGATAACGTAATTAAATTATTGGATATTGGATTGCTTGGCGATAAGAAAGCCTTGGATGAGTTGAACAGTCGTGGCGTTCTGTCTGTCGATCTTGATGATGATGATTTGCAATTATTAGTTGACGCTGAGAAAACAATGGGTACAGGTGATTCTCCAACTCCCCCAATTAAAGAGACTTTAGATAAATTACGTAATTCTGTTCCTGCCCTCAAACCGGATGAATTAGAACCGAGTGAGTTAGAACCCACTAAGTTAGACAAAAGACACTTAGCCCAAAATAAAAAGCCATATTCTCATTATGGGATTGATTTTATAATTGAAAACCCTAAAGGGTCTATTAGGGTAGGATTTTCAATTGATGGGGGTGCATGGAAGTCGGTTTTACCCGCTGATTACGGATACATTAAACACACGCGAGGAATGGATGGGGATGAATTGGATATGTACATAGGTCCACATTTAGAAAGTGAGCAAGTTTTTGTCGTGGACCAAAATGAAATTATGACAGGGGAATTTGATGAACACAAAATAATTTTTGGAACAAATAGTTTGAATGAAGCCATCGACTTATACATAGATGGATTTTCTGATGGTAGGGGGCGTGAGCGTATCCGGGCCATCACCTCTGCTTCTATGGAAGAGTTTAAAGAGTGGATATCAGGCAATACTATGCAGCCGTTTGCGGATTATTATCATTATAAATATGTTGCGAAAAAAGGGGAACGCAGTGACGATCTTCCAGATAGTCTTGATGAGGATGATTTGCAATTTAATATAGAGGATTTTAAAGAATGAGCATATTGTGACAGGTAGGAATGTGGTGCCTTCTATAAAATCTTACATTTATAATTTTAAAGTTGGGTGTGAGTGATCATGAATTTCAGGATTCCGTCATCCATATTTATAAATATTATCAGAGCGCAGGAAGAGATCAGAATTATTCCATGTGAGCCAATCACGCTTAATAAATTTTATGAGAACAACTCCCACAAAAACTCTAAATTAAATAAAATTTACAAAAAACGTAAGGGGAAATTATTGGCTTTAATTATTGATGAGAAACAAATTAAAAAGCTAGATGCCAGCAAAAAGAAGCAAAGACGTGGACGGGCTGTAAAAGCATCTAAAAAAGAAGAAAGATTATTACAAAAGAAAATGGGTGCGCTGTGGGAGTACGTGTTGCGCCCCACGGCTAACCGAATCACACAGATGGTTCGGGATGGGGTTGATGCTGTGGTCATTGCTGATGTGATTGAAGGGGCTTTACGTGCCGCTGAATTGCAATATGGCATTGCTACTGATGATTTAATCACCCAGTGGCAGATGGGTGTTGGGGACGAATCTAGGAAAGCACTGCAAAAAGGGTTGTCCGGTTCCCTTGCTGTGGATATTTCCGCTTTAGTTGATGTGCCAGAAATTGCTGATACTCTTTCTTTAGGGTCAATTGAAGCCTCCCAATTAATTAAAAGTATACCAAGTGAGTATTTGGGACAAATTGCGAAAGCAGTCACAGATAATTACGTTGGTGTTGCACAACCGGGGGACCGATCACTTCTTCAACAAATAAAAGAGATTGGCAAAGTTTCTAAAAATCGTGCAAGGCTAATTGCACGGGACCAAACCAGCAAGTTAACCGCTGCTGTCAACCAAACAAGACAAACTTCCATTGGCATCTCAATGTACATTTGGCACAACTCGCAAGATAACCGTGTTGTGGGCAAGCCAGGGGGTTTATATCCAAAAGGGAATAAGGCCCATGGAAATCATTGGGTTATGGAAGGTGTTTATTGTAAATGGAATGACCATTCCGTTTATTCTGTTGATAAGGGAAAATCATGGAAAAAGCGGACGGGGGAAATGCCCAAAATTATTCCAGGCGCGGAAATCCAATGCAGATGTCATGCAGAGCCGATCATTGACATTGAGAAAATTTTAGAGTTTGCAAAATCATCATAGTTGCAATAATGTTTTGTTTGTTGTATTAGTAACTTAAAGGGGGTTACTAAGGAAGAATTATGCAATATACCAATAAATATACTTTCAAAAACACAGAAAATCCTCAATGGCGAATGACTGATGATGGTTTTTTGCGTTGTACTGCGAGAGTCTTGAAAGAAAAAATTCTTGTTTATTCTAAAGATGAATTAGACGAATACCCGGATGATTTCAATCAAGATGAGATTAACGTTTTTGTTCCTGTGGAAGCCTTGGCCGATTCAGAATCCCTGAAAAGTCTTGAAGGTGTTCCAGTAATTTCATGGAACCATGTTTGGACTGACCCCTCAGTGGTAAAAAATGTTTCCATTGGTAGTGTATCTGGTAAACCTAAGATTGAAGATAATTATTTAATTTGTGATCTTTTTATTACAGATGAAAAAGCAATTAATCAAATTAAAGACGGAAAAATTGGTGAAATTAGTGCAGCATACTATGCTGGTGTAGTTTTTGAGCCAGGAGAATTTGATGGAGCTACATATGACGCGAAAAAAGAAAAATTACGTTATAATCACATAGCAATTATTCCAGTAGGTGAAGGCCGAGCGGGACTAGATGTAAAAATAATTAATAAATCGAAAAATGAGGAGTTCATTAAAATGCCAGATGAGCAAAAGTTGGTTCGGGTTCAAGCTCGAAAATCTAAAAAATATTTAAATATGGATGAGAGTTCGGCTGAAATTTATGAGGAAGAGTCTGGTCAGTATGCTGAGGAAGAGAAAACATACAATAAAGATGCAGAAGATTGGGGTATGGAAAGAACCTCTAATGCTGAGGTAGAGCAAAAATTACAAGCTCGTATTCAAGAGCTTGAGGGTGAGGTTGCTGCATATAAACAGCATATGGAAGCTATGGGCGATCAGAATGCCATTGAACAGGCTGCACGGGATATGGTCATGGAGCAAGATGACGCTGGGCAGATTCTTGAGAATTCAGAAGTTCTGAATATTGATGGCTCAAAAATGGATGATGAGGCATCTAAGGAATATAAAAATTCCATCAAAAATTTGCATGGGGAAAAATTACAAAACAGTGTGTTATCCGCTGTTGGAATTGATACAAAGGGTATGAATAAAGATGCTTTAAAAGGTGCTTGGAGTGTTCGCAAACAAATTGCTAATAATCCAAAAAAGAAAGTGGCTGGTACGGAAATGATGAATAAAATGGGTGATGAATCATCCAACGCCAAAACTCGTACACCTCGTGAACGTCTCGGTATCGTATAATTATAAAATTACGTAATTTTATTTGTGAATAGGAGTATATAGAAAATGTCATTTAGTACTGGTTATCGTGGAACAGTAGGTGGGGCTGTTCAAACTTCCTATACAGATCAGCCGGGTGCGGGTGTCGCTGGAATGTTGGCTTTTGCAAGTGACATTAATTTAGTGGATGCGGTTCATATTGGGGAACCGGATGGTATTGCTGCTGGGCGTGGTGTGGTTTATGAGAATGTGGATAGTACTTTAAATCATTCCATGCAACGGCCTGACGTGGCAGCTAAATTACCCGAGCTTGGTACGACTATTGACCAATTTAAGGGAATTCTCGTTTTTGATGAGCGCATGAATTCAAATAGTAATGGTATTCCCGGCTGGGCAGATGGGCGTGTGGGACGTGTTTTGCGTAATAATCGTAGTGGGGGTCGAATTTATGTTAGTTGTCCCCTTACGGTAAATGTAGGTGATTCTGTATGGATGCAGCTTGTGGCTGATGCTGATTATCAGCCGGGGGAATTTCGTCCAACAGCGGGGGCAACGCCTGCGAATGTGCTAGCAATTCCTAATGCACAATGGGTTATTACAACGATTGTTCCCGCAATTGTTCCCGAAGTGGAGAATCCGCCAGCAATTGCCATGATTGAGCTATTGGGCTAAATGTGATTCACAATATAAGCAATAGAAGGAAATTAAGTTATGCCTTATGATTTTAACACAGGAGGCTCTAACCAAATCACCGCGACTGAGCTTGTTGTTTCTATGTACGATGAGGTGGAAACCGGTTTTTATGATGCATTGTACCCCGAGATTTTGTGGCGGACAGTTCTACCACAAGAGTCGATTAAAACTAATTTAAACCCTGGCGCACAAAATTACGTGTACCGTTCCCGCGACACGAAGGGAATTGGACAATTTGTAAATGGTGATCCTGCCAACATACCTCGGGTTGGCCAAGTTGTGGGGCAGGTAACTGTACCAATCCTGGATGCTGCCGTGGGAGCAACTTTAACTGACAGTGAGGCCCGCCGTTCTCAATTCGCTTTGCAAACCGCTTTGGCGCAAGATTACGGCGAAATTATGAAAAAGGCTGCTGAGTACCATATTGAGCGTACTTTTTTCTACGGCAACGCTGCTGTTAAATTTGAGTCATTCTTGGATTATCCAACTGTTACAAAAACTAGTGTGAGTAGTGGAATATGGGATCCTGCCGAGCCGGGACAGATGGTTGCCGATATAAATGCGATGTTAACGGAGATTTGGACCGGCAGCAAAACTATTCACTTGCCAGATACCATATTTTTGCCACCAGCACAATTCTCTATGCTTACAACAGCTTACGTAATTGGTGCTGCCACTGCTGGTGTAGCCATTTCCGCTCTGGAATATGTGCGTAAAAATAATATTTACACAGCAAATACTGGCAAAGACCTTAATATCAAAAGTCTTCGTTATTTAGAGGGGGCGGGTGTTGAGGGTGCAAACCGTGCTATTGCTATGGAATGGCAACCCCGTAATTACGTAATGCCATTTCCAATGCCTTATCAATTGACACAGCCAGTACCAATTCCCCTTGGTGTAGATATGTTTGCTGAGTATATTTTTGGTTCGTTCAATATACGATATCCAAAAGCTATGATTTACTCTGATGGATTGTAGGTTTGTGTTTTTAATTAGGGAATGAAAGGGTTGAACAAATGACGGAAAGATCAAGAGGCAATAGAACACAGGAAAATACCGGAAATGGGGATGTAGATAATGCACGAAAACGTAGACGAAAACGTCAGAGTGCTAATTTAAAACTGGGGGAACCGAACAAAATTGCCCAAAATCCTATTGAAATCCAGGGGGAACTTGACATCAAAACCACTGGACAACAGGAGTCTGAAATTGAGAAAAAGTCTAATGGGGATGTAGATAATACTGGTAACCCACGGGGAAAAGGTATTTCGTTAAATGCACCAAATTTGGCAGCCAATAATCCCATGGGAGAAACATTAGTTGCTAACCAACACACAGCGGATATTGTTTTGCCCCGAAGTTATCCACGACAAAAGGGGGAAATTCATGGCAAACCTCTTGAATCTATGAAATTTCTGTCTGGTACAGTTACTTCCGTTGATTTTGAAACTTGGGAATTAATGAAGCAAAAAAATACAATGGTTCCTCGTTACCTTGAGTTGGGGTTTCTTGTAGAAACAAAATCAACAAGGGACACAGGTGCTTTAATCGAACGCACAGCCAATCCACAGCCTCCCGAGCATTTGTTGTCAGATAAGGAAGGCAAAACCCGCATAGAGCGGGAAACCGTGTCTCAAGCACAGTTGTAGAGGTAGTAAATGCCAAACGTAGCCCCAACATATACCGAATTCATAGCTGTGTACCCCATATTCGTTCCCCCGGCTGTGGATGAGGTTAATGTGCAATATCAATTAAATTTTGCAGAAAGATTGTTGTCTAAATTGGCATGGGGTGATTGGTATTCCGATGGAATCATGTTGCTTGTTGCTCATAATATTTATTTGTGGATAAAGTCACAATCTTCTATTGAAGGTGGAAAACAAGCTGCCTCTGGGAATGTTGCATCAACTTCTGGAGCAGGTTTGAGTATTTCTTTTGAAAGCGCAAGCGAAAGTGTTACTCCAGGGTCAAAATCAGGTGCCTACTACAACAAAACAATTTATGGACAACAATTTTTGTATTTGCAGTCAATTGTAATTAATTCTGCTTGTTTGACAGCATAGAACAATTGGAAAGTTGGGGGGTTTTAAATTATGATTGTGCGTGTCAAACAGAAGAATTCTAATGCACTCAGTACAGTTTATGAAAAAATGAAGGGGGTTACTGGGAAAGAGGTAGCCGTGGGCTTTCCAGCTGGTAAAGCAAATGCATACCCTGATGGCACCCCCGTGGCAGGGGTTGCTGCTGCACATGTATATGGAATTGGTGTTCCAAAACGTGACTTCATGAGATTAGCGCAAGATGAAATAAATGAGAAAACAGCACCAATCATTGCAAAGGCTTTACAATTAGAAAAAAAGGAACCGATGTACGAAGCAGCGGGGCAAGCTGCCCAGGCTGCAATTCAAAATGCTATTGTTGCATTGGATGACCCGCCAAATGCACCGGCAACAATAGCAAGAAAAAAATCTGCAAACCCATTGATTGATACGGGCCATATGAAAGGTGCAGTTACATATGTGGTCAGAGACCGATCACGATGAGCGTTTTACCATTAAGTGGGCCTTTGCAATTGGCATTATCATTTTTCACGTTGGAAAATGTGCCTGTTCAAGATATTGATTATTTGAAAGTTTCGGGTATTGACGAAGAGCAAGATGCGGGTATACGAGGGATTACTGCTGCAATTGACCCATCGAACATGAAGCAATTGGAGATTTTATTTGGGATTGGAAATGTCAGCATTGGTGATATTTTGATTTATACCGTAGAAGAATTATTTATTTCTGGCATTTATCCCATAGGTGGCACAAGAAAACAGAGTTTTCTGATGTATAGTGGATTTTCTTACAGAATAATGGCGCATCAAGATTGGATAGCTCAAGCTGGGGTTAATGTGTACCAAGGTCAGCGTCATGTTCGGCAGCAAATTTATTAAATTATAGGATGTTATTTAATTTATGTCTGCAACGTCACTTAATGAACTTTATGAGACAATAGGCATGGTAGTGCAGTCTGTGACTGGCCGTGAATGGTGGCGTAGCACGGGGATGCAATCTCAACCAGAAGGCATATATGCAACTATTTACCTAAATATGGACCAACCGCTGCAACACCAAATAGTAGAGAATGTGGAACTTGACCCCGTGGGGGAAAATTTGGAAGTTTTTGAGCAAAAGCCATGGGGGACAACGACAGTAGATTGTATAGTTACTTTTTATAGGAGTTCTCCAGATAATTCAGCGGATGAATCGGCAGTAAGATTTAGAAATGGTTTGTATATTGAAAAACGGTTTGAAGATTTATGGAAAATAGCAGGTCTTGTGGGAAATGTGAGGAGATTGGATATTTCCGGTGCATTTCGGGCAGATATTGAGCCAAGAACAGAGGTAAGATTTTCTTTTATATCAAATATATCTGAACCTGGACCAGTAGACTCTAATCAAATATATGATATTCAGTCCCAAAAAATTGATCTTACTCATGTGAGATTGGATAATTCCGAAACATTAATTGAACTAAATGTAGATAAAAACATTATTCCATAGGAGGAAATCATGGCATTACCAAGAAGCCTTGACGTACAAATTTCTTTATCACGGGCATCCACAGAGACAAGAACTGATTTATCAATTTTAGCACTTTGTTCCACAGGTTTAGGGTTTTCTGTTGATAATGATCGTGTTCGTTTTTACAGCACTATTGAAGCAGTAGAAAACGATTTTGCCCCAGGGTCGGAAGCTCATTTTGCTGCAACTTCTTTTTTCGCGCAAACTCCCCGTCCTGCTACCATGGCAATTGGGGAAGTGTTCCTTGAACCGATTGCTGCTGAGAATGTTTCCGCTGCAATTACAGAGGATGATATTGCTGCCATTCTTCTTATCGCCAATGGTGGGTTTACTATTAATTATGTCGTTGGTGGTTCACCCAGTACAGAAGTCGTTAATCCAATGAATTTTGCTCAGGCAGCAACACAAGACCTTGAGGGCATAATTGGAGTCATTAATGGCCAATTGTCCGCGTTGTTTACATGTGCTGCACGAGACCTTGTGGGGGGTGGTCAGGCAATTGTTATTAGCACTGTGGCCGTAGGTGATGGCAATGGAATGCTGTATCCGACCGATTCCTTAGGGACCTTTGTAGGTGATATATTAAAGCTGACAATGGTAACAGGTGGGAAAGTAGCGAATGGATTCACTCCATTAGGAATTGCTGCCGAATTGACAAATGTTGCCAATGCAGCTAATGCCGCTGGCAAATATATTTATGGGTGGACTTTAGGGGCATCATTGCGGGATGAGACTGTCCAAGCGGAAGCTGCTGCATGGGCTTTGCCTAGGACGGCGGTAATAGCTCTTACCACTAATAGTATTTTGGCATACGATACAGAAACCACGACTGATATTGGGTCAGTTATATTTGCAACTGATAACAGAAAAGCAGTTGTTTTATATCATGATAATGCACAACAATATCCAGATGTGAGTATTCTGGCGTATATGCTTCATGTCAATTACCGATTACAGGACAGCACTGTAACGGCTAAATTCAAACAGTTGCCCGGAATTGATACCGTCCAATTATCCGAGACGCAATGGTCAGTACTCCAAAGTAAGGGGTACAATACGTATACTGCCATTGGCAATAATACTAAAACTTATCGGGACGGAATTACGTCTGGTACTGTTGGCTGGTGGATGGATACGGTAATTAATCTTGATAATTTCTTGGAAGATTTGAGCGTGAATGTTTACAATGTTTTTCTACGCAATAAAAAAATTCCATATACTCGAAATGGCCAAATGCTTCTTGTTGACGCTTGCCAGGACACGGGGGACCAGTACACGTACAATGGAACTTTCGCAGACCGCTTAGAAGCAACAAGTGACAATAAATCAGGGAATAGATTGATTCCGGCGGTGCAAGTCATCCCGACTCCAGTGGAACAAGCGTCCGCTGCTGACAGAATTGCCCGAGAGGGTCCACCCATACAAATGATTGTTCAGGAGTCTGGTGCAATCCATTCCACGAGCATCAACGTGGAATTAGTACAATAAATTAATTGGAAAGGAGCAGACCATGGCCAGAATAAATTTATATGCTCAGAATCGCCATACTTTAGTGGTTGATGGGGTACAAATTTCTGGATTTGCTGAGGGAGATTTCACAACTATTAAAGAGGATGGTAATGCAGCCGTCCGCAATGCTGGGGCTGATGGTCCATCCATGAGCCTTTCTACCAAACAAGGGGGAAATTTCACGTTAAGCCTCACACCTATGTCCCCAGCTTTAGGCAAATTGTATAGTATGCGGGAACAACAGAACGCGAACCCAAGATTGTTCAATATTGCTATTTTATCTGGTGTAGATGAGCTGATCAGTTGTAAAGGATGTGCTTTTGCTGATCATCCTCAATTTACAACTGGTGGACCGACAATGCAGCCCCGTCAGTTTTCGTTTGAATGTCTCCAAATCGAAATGGACCATAGTGAAACCACTCTAATTGGGTAGGAAGCGGAAAATTATGCACAAAAGACAAAAATCAATTGAAGATCGTGTTTATTCAATACTTCTCCCACCTGTCCGTGAGGCAATGCCGTTATGTTCCCGTGTTGCTGTGCTTATAGGGCCTGTCTTGGCTACTTTAGGGGCAGATGTGAGCAAAGGGGGCATGGACAAGTTTGCAGCCATCACAGCTAATGTGGACGCGAAAAAATTGGATGAGTTGATCATGGATGCGGTTTTGGCTTCTAAATTGTCATGTGGTAATAATCCAATTTCAATGGAAATTGATTTTGAACGACATTTTACAAATTATCGTGCAGAAGTTTATGAAGTTACTTTATGGGTTTTGTGGGAGACTGTAAAAGATTTTTTTCCACAGGCATCTGGGATAACTCAGATATTCCAAGAAAAAATGGGCAAGGAATTCCAATCCCAGAAACCCGTAGAGACGACTATTGGTTAGGTAGACCCGTATGGCGTGGTATGTGTAGCTGGGTTGATTTAATTAATGGGAATATCACTCTTGTGGAATTAGTGGATATGCACAGAAGCATGGATCTTCAAGATTATTTAGAAGAGCAAAGCAGAGAAATTTAAAAGAGGTGCTTGGATGCCACAGGTTATTGATGAATTGGTCACAATTCTTGGATTTGATATGGACAGTCGCGCTGGTACTGTTCTTGACAAATTCAATAAGGGTGTGGCCTCTGTTGCACAACACGCAAAAAAGGCATCCGTAGCCGTTGTTGCAGCATCAACGGCAGTATCTTATTTTGTTGTTCAATTAAATAAGGCATCTGATGAAGTTGAAAAATTAGGGCGGGTCACGGGAATTTCTACGGATACCATCCAAGAAATGACGTTTGCAATGGAACAAGTTGGAGGGAATGCGGCCACAATGCAATCCGATCTTGTTTCATTGATGTCATCTATGAATTCACCCATTCCCGGTGAATTCAATCAAGGGCTTTTTCTGCTAGGAATTTCCACCAAAAAAGCAAGTGGTGAGCTTAAAAATGTTGATGAGGTTTTGTTGGACATTGCTGATAAAATGCAAGGCATGTCTAAACAGAAGCAGATGCAATGGGGAAATAAAATTGGAATCTCTAAAGACACCATTATGTTGCTTCAAGAGGGCCGTGGTGAGATTGAAAGGTTGCGAAAACAAGCCCAACAAATTCCCGTCATTATTGATCCTGAAAATTTAAAAAATGCCCGTGAGTTCAATAGGCAAATTTCATTAATTGGACGTGTAATTGGTTTTTTAGGGCAGACAATTGCTTCGGCAGCGGGACCAGCGGTTAAGGATATTGTTTCTGGATTGATGGAATGGATTAAAGTTAATAGAAAACTTATTCAATCTGGGTTAAAAGCATTTATTAATGGGATAGTTGAGGGCTTTGCAAAATTTGCGGATGGGATTCGTTTGGTACGTTCTTTTTTTGGGGAACTTATCAAAGGAGCGGGAAAGGTCATTCCAGGGTTTGATAAATTCGTTACAGTTTTAGGCGATGTTAGTGAAGCGATAACAGCCACGGAAGCGGTGAGTGTTGTGGTTTTTTCTGCACTAACGGCCTTAGCTATTCCACTTGTGTTTTTAACGGCGCAATTTTTAGTTTTCGCTTCTATTATTGCTGCCGTTGGGCTAATTATTGATGATTTTGTTGGTTTTTTAAAAGGTAGTGAATCAGTAACAGGGGAACTTATTAAAAAAGTCACTGAATTATGGGGAGTATTTGGCGATAAATTTCCTGCAATGGCAGATTTTTTAGGGGAATTGGCCACGGCATTTGTCTCATTTGCTTCTTTTTTGAAGGATGTTTTTTTTGTTGTTCTGGATAAATTTATTGATTTGCTTGGACTTGTTGGAAAAGGTTGGGGCTTAATCTTAGATCTTGCAGAAAAAGGATTGGGAGCTATTGGTTTTGGTGATGATGACGAAATAATTGAGGGTAAAGTTCAAGAAATTACTAAAACGGTAAAGACAGAAATTATTCCAGGGGTAAAACAGATTGTTGCACCAATGCAAGAGCCTGTTGAATCAATGTTGGGTAGTGTGCGGGATAGTATTTTTGGAAAAATTCATGATTTTTTTGGAGACTCCCAAGGTTCTGAACAAAACATCCAAGCGAAAATTAAAGAGCCTTTAAAAAAGATACAAGAACCAATTGTAAAAATACAGGAAAAGATCAAAGAGCCTGTCATTCAGGCACAGGAAAAAATCAAAGCACCTATTGCCCAAATACAGGAAAAAATCAAGGTTCCCATGGCACAGGTGGTTAAGGCTCAGGAAAAAATACAGAAACCAATTATAAAAATACAAGAAAATTTGAAAGGCCCAATTACCAAGGTACAAGAGAGATTGCAGGAACCGATCACAAAAATCCAAGAAAAGTCTAGGGAGCCAGTTGCCCAGATTCAAGAAAAATTACAAAAACCTATGGCAATACTTCAAGAAAATATACAGGTTCCAAACATTCAAGTTATTATGAATATGGTTTCAAAGATCACTGATAAAGTGATGTCAGAAGTAAAAGAATTGAACATGAATGGCAGTATCAGCAAAACCATAGAGGCGGTATCTGCACCGATTTCCCCAATTTCAACAAATAATAATTCTACTTCTGAGCAAAATATTGTGAATAATGTAGATATTACTGTTACGGGGAATAATGCTCCGGCGGTAGCTTCTGAGGTTTCATCCAAATTAAAAACAACACTACAACGTATATATCCTGGTGGGCTGGCTCCCGCAATTCAATGAGGTAGGACATGGCAATAACCAGTAATTTAATTACTGTTGCAGATGCTTCTCTGGGAGGTAGTATTGTTGGGATTATTTTGCGAGAAAAGGAACTTTTGCAAAATAGGTATGTAGACCCTGCTACAAATATATTTGGGTGGAATGTGCAAAACCCAAGCCCATTTATAGCGGGTATCCCCGTTACAACACGTACTCAAGAAGCAACTACATACAAAGCGGATATAACACAGCACACCGTGGAATCTGGAGCGATTCTGTCTGACCATATTATTTTGCATCCTATTTTATTAGAATTAAGTTTTGATGTTTCTAATTGGGATAATTTTTACGCAAAACAGGCACAAGAATTATTGGAAAAATTGTTTTTTGAACGATTCCCCGTAGATTTACAAACGGAGCATAAACAATTGTCTAGTATGGTTATGACTGATTTGCAAATTAATAATGTTGTTCCTCAATGGGGAAAATTGGAATGTAAGGCCAGTTTTCAACAATTAAGTTTTGTCACATTAGAGTCTGTAGCGTTTCCTGCAAAAAAAGTAGAGTCTAAAGAGCAAACTGGGGGTCCCCCTACGCCAAAATCAGCAGAAACGGCAACTAATAATGGAAGACAAACAGCTAATCAAACAACTTTCTTTAAACTTTTCAAGGCAGCGTTGTAATGGCTGATCCATACCTCATAGAGATGACAAGTGATGGAGAAGGAATCACAGAGGTCAGTCTTGGGGATACTCTCATAAAAATTGTAACACGATTTAATTATTCTATTGAAGCATGGACCATGGACCTCATGGATGCCCGTGGGGATGTTATCCTTGCTGGGTTGATGTTGGTCCCCAATATTGACATGCTTTCTCCATATACTGAGCAGAGGGAATTATTAGGCAGTCTTGTTTTGTTTGAAAAAACCCCTGGAGATTATTTGAGTGATAGTAATTTAGGAATTAATACAAAATTGGTGTGGTATCCCCCAGGCACCGAAGTAGTGTTGTCAATATGAAAAATGTGCAACCATTTAGTAGACAGGTTGAAATTAAAGTAGGTCCATTGACTGAATGGGAAGGAGGAGGGGACGAAAGTGCTGCGGTTCGTTTTTATGGTGATGGGACAAACAACAATCTTCGTATTAAATTTTCGATTGCAAAGCACATTGTTTCAACTTCAACCACCACAACTATATCAGTCTATAATCTCGGTCCTGGTATTAGAGGAGCTTTGCAAAAACCAGAAACACAGGTGATTGTAAATGCTGGGTGGGCTAATGTTGGTCTATTGTCTGTGTTTAAAGGTACGGTGTGGAACATTGTATCACGCCGGGACGGAGCAGATATAGTAACGGATTTGTTGTGTACGGCGGCTATGGGGTCCATAGCGAGAACGGCCTTATCTAAATCCTTTGGACCAACGTATGAATTGTCGCAAATGTTGTTTGATATTGCCAATTTATTTCCTGGTGTGGACGTTGATCCAAAATTGATTGATGTGAAAAATGTATTTTTAGGCAATCAAGGCTATAGCTATGCGGGACCGGCTAGTGATTTGCTTGATAAATTATCCCGTGTTCATGGTTTTAGTTGGTGGATAAATGATGGTCGATTTTATGCTATTGATGACAATAAAAAAATTAATATAGGGAATGTCGTTATTAGTGCAAATAATGGGTTTTTAATAAGAGCAGAGCCTATATTGACAACGCCTTTTCAAGTGCAAGCAGGCACGTCGATTGAAAGTTTGTTCAACCCATATATTGCCCCAGGAGGTAGTGTTGTTCTTGACACAAAAATAAATCCATTATTGAATGGAACATATAAAGTTCATGAATTGACACACTTGGGGGATACCCACTCTGATGAATGGACCACTTCAATTATAAATCATAAAGAGCTTAAGGAAGTAGACGATGGACAATAGGCTGGGTAATGATGTTTCGGAACTTAAAGAGGTAATTGATAGGGCCTTAGCAAGATTGAATACGTGCATTCCAGGTGTGATTGATGGCTTTGATGGGGAAACACAAACCGCCACGGTAATTCCGGCTGTTTCTATGAAAACTTTCATAGATAACAAAGAGGGGGTGTTAGAATTTCCACCAATTATCAACGCCCCGTTAGTGTTTCCTTTTGCATCCACGGCAGGGTTTGCTCTAACTCTTCCCATTCAACGGGGAGATCCTTGCATAATTTTATTTAGCCAACGATCAATAGACAATTGGCATGATAATGGTGGAATACAGCCCAGTGAAGAGGGTGTTTCTGCTAGGCACCATGATTTGACTGATGCTTTGGTTTTTATGGCAGCATCGCCTACCCCTGGTGTGCTGGCAGAATGGGAAGGCCAAGGAATTCAAATTAGAAACAGAGGTAAAACGAGCAAAGTAACTGTGTATGATGACAAGGTGGTTATTGATAATACCACTGAGATAATTATTGATGCACCTAAAACAACGATCACGGGTACTTTGCTTGTTGAGGATGATGCGGAATTCAAGGGTTATGTGTCTAATAATGGCACCAATATTAGTGAGTCACATATTCATTCTCAGCCGAATGACTCTAATGGAGACCATGAATTTGACACAGGGACACCGCACTCATGACATTTACATGGTCTTTAAATGAAAAATACAATGATATTATCATTGGTCGCGACGGAAAAATAGCAAAAATTAAAAGTGCGCCAGAAGTGCGCCAAAGAGTGATTATAACTTTGCGACATTACTGGCAAGAATATTTTTTAAATGTACTTGCTGGGATGCCTTGGTATGAATTAATTCTAGGTTCTAAAGACACAAAACAAGCTGAATTATTGATACGTGATGCGGTTTTAAAAGTCCCTGGTGTAATTAGTATTATAAATATTAATTCAGTAAAATCTATAAATCGGCATGTGTCATTTAATATTCGTATCGAAGTTGAAGGCATTGATGGTCCATCCATTGAAGAAATTGCCTTTGCAATTAAAATAGGAGGAATAAATGGCTGAGTTTGGCGTAACTCCCGAGGGATTTGTTTTAAAACGATTGGCAGATATTAGAAGTGATTTAGTTGCTGCATTAAATGAAGTAACTGACGCTAGCACAGGTGAAAAACTCATTGTTGATTTGGCGAATGAAGATGATCCACTGGTTCAAATTGTGGATAGTTTTTCGGATGGACTTTCGGTTGCATGGGAAGAATTACAATATTCGTACAATCAATTTGATCCATTAAAATCAAGTGGGGCAGGTTTATCCGGGGTTGTGCAATTAAATGGAATTAGAAGAAAGGCAGGGACGTTTTCCGAAGTTATAGTCAATTTAACAGGTCAGCCCAATCAACTTATTCCAGCGGGGCAGCAAATTACAGACAATGACAATACATTTGTCTGGGAATTGCCCCAAATATTATTGGATGTTGAAGGTGAGGGGATTGGAACGGCAATATGCACCACAAAAGGTCCAAACACGGCATCACCAGGAACACTTGTGAAAATCCTCACTCCTATTTCTGGTTGGATTAGTGTTACAAATGATTTGGAGGCCACCCCAGGAACTTCGGAAGAGACTGATATAGAGTTGCGAAAAAGACAACAAATCAGTACGGGGATAACAGGGGCTTCCGTTGTTGATGCTTTGTTCAGTTCTTTACTAGCATTATCAGATGTTACTTTTGTTCGTGTGTATGAAAATAAGGGCTTAACAACCGATGGTAGGGGCATTCCAGGGAAAACGGTGGCCGTTGTTATTATAGGTGGTGATGATCAGGAAATTAGTGACACAATTTTTTTGAAGCAATGTATTGGCATGGCTACGTATGGCACCACTCCCACGGAACAAGTGGATTTGCAGGGAATGCAGTACGCAATATTTTTTAGTAGACCTTTGGATATTCAAGTTTTTATTAATGTGCAAGTAACAGTTGTCGATTCAGCGTTATGGACAACTGATGGGCCTACCAGAATAAAAGAGGCTATTTTGGCGTATGTTTCGGGGCAAACTTTGCCAATAGGAGTGGCCCCCCCATTAGACACAGATGGGTATGCCCCGGGTGATGACTTATACAGTTCTGAGTTGTATGTTCCTGTAAATAGTGTTAGGGGGACACAGATTAATTATATTTATGTTGGTGTGACATCCCCGGGGAATACTCCCCATGTAGTGATTGATTGGAACGAAATTTCTTCATTTGATTTTAATGACATTACTGTGGATGTTCTATGACATTTGATCCGATAGAATTTGAAAAAATAGACATTCTGGAAAGAATGTATTCCCGCTTATTGTTGCAATTTCAGGATGCCCCTGTTTTAAAGGATATTTTGCAAGCATTCGGGTGGGAACTTGATGCGCTTTTGAGTGCAGTTGAGGAAGTAGTGGTCGAGCGCGGTCCAGCCGATGCTATTAAAGTTCAACTTGAAAGCCTTGGGCGAATAGTAGGACAATCTAGGGTTTCAATTGATCAAAGTGTACTTGCTTGGCTGAGTACGGACGTTCCAGGAGAAACTATTGATCGGTCTCCCGCTTGGGTTACTAATGTTCCCGTTTTAACATTTCTTTTTGCTAATGATGACATTTATCGCCAACTCATTGAAGCGCGAATTTATAGAAATTTTACCCAATACGGAAGTATCCCCGAGAATCAAAGAGTGGCTTTGTTGGCATTTGATTTAAATGTGAGTTTTCGACGTATTGGTCCTATGATAGTGGATATCCAAGTCCCTAGAGATACGTCCCGCACGACAATTGCCATTATTTTAGGAGTTTTATACTCTCAAGAAGGCATTGTTGATATTATGCCCTATCCACCTACATTGGGCATGGATAGTTTTTGGATTATTCCTGGACTTCCCGGGTGTCCTGAATGCCCTGAATGTCCGTTTGCCCCTGACACTGCCTGTGGTCCAGATATTGGAATATTGGCGGTTAGGCAGGACATAATAATTGTGTAGATAGGAGAGTTAACGTGGCGAATAGAATTGTTGAAATTGGTGGTATTTGGGCTGAGAGTGCGCCTGATATTCCTTTAGAGGACCCTATACCGGGGGTTACATATGCCAATACGGTGATAACGGAAGAAACGATTAATGAGGGGTGGCCTTATACAAATATCATAACTTCAAATGATTTTAATGAAGTTATGAGGAGAATCACACTTTTATTAAGCCAATTGGAAAGCCAGGGGGTTTTATCTTACTCTATTTTAACTAATTATGTAGTCGGTGCTTTGGTTATGGGCAGTGATGGTGTTTTATATAGAGCAATAGAGCCAAATGGCCCAAGCTCTACGGAGGTGGACCCGGTTGGGAATCTAGGGACGTGGGAAGATATTCATAATTAATAATATGGGAGATAAATATGGTGAATAGAATTGTTGAAATGGGTGGCATTTGGGCTGAGGGTGCGCCCGATGTTCCCCCCGCTCCCGGAGGTATTCCCGTTCCTGGTGTGACGTATGCTAATACGACTTTAACTGAGATTCGTATCAATAGAGCATGGCCATATACGGACGTTGCTGCTTCTAATGATTTTAATGAAATTATTAGAAGAATGACTCTTTTGCATACTCAAATGGAAAAACAGGGGGTTCTATCCTATTCCCTCCTTACTGATTATGTAGTAGGGGCTATGGTTCTTGGATTTGATGAGATTGTATATAGAGCCATTAGCATAAGTGGCCCGGAATCTGGGGGCGCGGTTGATCCAGTTGGTGCCTCATTGTCGATATGGAAGAAGGTAGGCACGGTCATACAAGTTTCAACAACGGGTCTAGCAACTGGGACTATTGATTATTCAGGAATTATAGACGTGCCGATTGCTGATCAGACCGAGGCCGAGGCCGGAGCCATAGACAATAAGGCAATGACTCCATTGAAGACAAAGTTTGCAATTGATGCTTTTGTCACTTCTGCTACTGAAACAAACGAGGGAATAGCTGAATTATCGGATTCTGGTGAAGCTCTTGCAGGCACAGATCACACTACTATCATGACTCCTCTTAGGGTTAAAAATGCAATTGATGCTATTCCCCCACCACCTACGCCAACTCAATTATGGACAGAGAGTGGAAGTGATGTTTATCGACCAACCGGAAATGTAGGAGTTGGATTAGCTCCTTCCGAAGCAAAATTAGATGTAGATGGACAAGTAAAAATTAGGGGAGGTGCCCCCGCTGCTGATAAAATACTAACTTGTGTTGATGCCTCTGGTTTAGCTACTTGGGCCGATCCGGGAGGTGGTGGTGAAGGCCCATTACAGACTACCGTTGTTTCAGGCACAACTCCCAGTGCTAATGGCACATCTTTACAAATGACACATACTGTACCTTTTGCTAATATTAGAGGGATTGAAGTAATTATTGATTCATCACAGGGATACATTGTCCATCCCAATACAGTTTTGCAGAATACGAATTTTACTGTTAGAGCCGCTGGTGATAAGGTTATTGTATTTTTTGAAATAAACAGTGATAATCTATGGAATAAACAGTGTTACGCTATTATATCCTACGTAGAAGTAGCGGCAACATAAAATTCTGTTAGGAATTATACCACTTATTCAATTTATTTTTAAAGGCAAACAATATGTCTATTAAAAGCATCTTCAATATAATTCGTCAAAAATTATGGGGCAAAATTCCATCCACAACTTCATTGTGTGCGAGCGAGAAAACTAAGGACTCACCTGCATTATTGACTAAAATAATCACATTAAAAACCTCAGGCACAGGCGAATTCTCGGCTGAATATCATGGGTTGGATTATCATAAAATCAGAGGTTATACAGTGGTATTAAATATAAACGATTATCATTGGATGCCTCCTAATTCAAGCCAAGCAGATATGAAGTATGATGCTTGGGTCAGCAACAGCAGTATTGTAATTAAGGTGGACCTTAATTTCCCTCTGACACATGGCAGAACGGTTCACTTTGTTATAAATTATGTATCATAATTACAATTAACAGGAAGTCAAATCCATGACCAGAATTTTAATTCCTTCCATAATTGAACCCCAAGGGGCATCTACTCGTTTGGAAATTGTTGATGATATTATTTACACGGGAACCGCCGTCCCTGGTTCGTTTACTGCTGACCCGGTTTGGTTAATTACAAAGTTAGATGCAACCGATGGGGGCGAATATCCTGAGCTTCACCCAGACGGGAAAGCAAGTTTTACGAATATTTGGGATGATCGTGTTTCTTTGATTTATTCATAGGAAAAAATATTATGGCTATTAAAGCAAAGTATGACGTTTTTTTAAAAAAGTTGAGGGAAAGTGATGTGGGAGTTGTTGCGGGGGCAATCTGGGAGGAATTAGGTGGGAATGCTTATAGATTGGCTGGTAATGTTGGAATAGGTATTGCCGTTCCATTGAGAAAACTGCATGTGGTAGGTACGATTTTAGCTGATACATTTAAGTCCCATTTAACATCTTCCGGCCAAATGAGTTTTTTGATGGAAAAAGACACTTCCTTTACCGTGTATCCAATGGTATTTAAAAAAACGGGGGGCGATTTTATAGGGGGCATACGAGTAGGTTCCACAGATGGAAATTGGTTTATTCTAACTGGAATAGAGGCAAATTTAGTAGATTTAAATAAAACAATTACTTTACTTAGTGATGGGAAAGTGGGAATTGATGTAATACCTACTGCTGATTTTCATGTGGGGGGGTTTACAAAATTAGGGGCTACTAACACCCCTGCAATTAAAATGAAGATTGTCACAGGCACTGTAGAAGATCCTATGGTTTATATGCAACTAGTTGCACATAATATCGCAGATCATACAAAAATTATATCTATGAATATGCTGATATACACAGCGGAAACCCAGTTTACGGATAAGTACCCCCCCGGGAATACAATAACAGGTGCCACGTCTTATACATGTCACATTTCGAATACATATTTAAAAGTATATTTTGATTTAACTGATTCAAGTGGTTTAGTTGGCCTTAAAATTGAAGCGGTACTTATTTATACAGAGTAAATAAAAAGAGAAATATTATACTGTTCTTAATTTTCACAAGAGTCTCAACATGTTATCCAATTTTAAATTTAAGGAATAATAGGTAATTTACCAAGTTACATGGGGCAGACTGTACTCATTCCCCATGACATTCCAGTAAATAAAATATTGGCTGTAAACATGCTCGCAGAATTATCTTTCAATACTTGGGTGCCACCCGGACATGCTGCCTTGAATACTGGGCAATACAATTATTAAATAAGTGAGGGAAATAGTGCATTAACAATCCATGAAAATAATAATTATGTATAAGGATTAAAAAATGAGTATAAGCACAATACAAACAAAAACGCACATGGTATGGGCATATGGAATCATTTGGTACTGTCATTTGCTCATACTTTTATATATGAATTATCTTTGGATTGATTATGGTAATGCATTTAATTTGAATTTTTTTCATGAACTGCTGGTATATGTATTTAACTTTGTTAATTTGATTGTTTTAACAAGTCAGCAATCATTTAGAACTATTAAAGCCTTCAATGACAAAGTTTTTGGATTGTTTAATTCAATCAAGATTCTTATAGAATAAGGGGGGCAGTTCCATTAGGCAGTGGTTTTCTGCGTTGAAATAAAAAACTTGATTTAGAGTCGTGATTTTGATAGTATAAAGGCACTAAATGAACCAAGGCTTTTAGTTAATGGACCCCTTACATAGCTGTAACTGTGTAAGGGGTTTTTTGTGCTGTGAATGGCAGGAAAATAGGTATATGTTGCAAAAAATACTGGAATATAAAGAAGTTGGGTATATTGTGATAAGCAGATTACTATGGTGACCCGACAATATCAGGGTCCTGAAGCGATGAATTTCGCCGCTGTGATCAGACCATATCAGGGGCCTAAGGAGATAAACTACGCCATTGCGACTCGACAATATCAGGGGCCTGAAGCGATGCACTTCTCCGTCATGATTAGATCATATCAGGGGCCTGAAGAAAGGCGGCAATCAAACCGATCATCTGATTATCAAGGGCATGAGAAAAGACAGTAGTGGCAGTAATGCGTTGAATTATTTGATTGTAATGATTGTTAAATTTAGTAACTCAATATCTCGTTTCTATGGAATTCTTTTTACTAGCATTTTATAGAAGGAAATTAAGCAGACGAGGATAAGGCACAGACCCACATAGATAAGAATAAACATGGACATATTTTGTCCCCATTATTGTGTATTATTGTTGTTTGTTTTGCATGTTTTTTCAGAAACAGTCATATCATTATGCATATGGAAACATGTATATTTTTCAAGTATTTTCCATAAAAATTTGCTATCATAATCAATTATAAATGTCTCTTTTGTTGATGTGTCTTTTGGATTATTGTAACCTACAAATTCAATATTAAGACCATATAAAATTTTCTCTTTTTTTGATGCAGTCTTAATAGTTTTCTCGCTTTCATAATACCACATAACGCGAAATATCATGTATGGATAATCGGGTTGGTATAGGTGATACGGAAGTTTCTTTTTTAAGTTTTCTGTTTTGCCACACCGATAATCATCTATGTTAAATGGACTATGATATTGACTGTCCATAATGCATGATACCTGTTTTGATTGAATTTTCTTTTTAATAAAACCTGCAAATCCTTTTGCTGTAATTGAGGTTTTTTGTGCTATGCATACTTGTGGTGCAAGAAATGCCATTGCTATAGCTATGCTTAAGGTTGTTGTTTTTATAGACATTTTTTGTTTACGAGAAAAGGCAAAAAAAACCCTTCACAAGTATTTTCAACTTGTGAAGGGAAAACGAAAAGAAGGGAAAATCTTCGTATGGTGTGTGTGTGTATGGTACGAATCATGCCATATTTGATTTGTTGGAGTCAAATAATAATTTCATATAGTGGGTGTTTTTTCTAAGTCAAAATCAAAAAACACTCTGACTGTAGAATGAATTCATCTTAATTTTGAAGAAAATTTCTTATGATTACAAGGTTTTTATGCAGTAGGGGGGGGGTAGAAAATAAATTGGTTTGTGATTTTTGGTTGAATAACTAAATTTTATAGTGTAATAACAACAACAGTGTGTCATTATAGTGACTTATTGTTAGTTATATTTAATTAAAAAAAGGAAAAAAAATGAATCGAGCTTTATCTTATGCAGCAAAAATGGTGTTGATTTCTGGACTTATCGTCCCCACTGCGTTAATTGGTTTTGCTGGAGGTGCAAAGGCTACAACATTTGATTGGGATGGGGGGACTTTTAATGATGTGGCAGTAGGTGATATTCTAACTCCTGCAGTTTTGGTTACTGTAGATGATGTTGTTGGGGTAGGTGATACTTTAACTTTTATTAAAACAGCTACCGCAGATGACGTTATTGAGGTAGGTGATATTCTAACTTCTGCAGTTCTGGTTACTATAGATGATATTGTTGTGGTAGGTGATATCCTGGAAGATGCAGTTCTGGCTACTACAGATGATGTTGTTGGGGTAGGTGATACTTTAACTTTTATTAAAACAGCTACCGCAGATGACGTTGTTGGATTAGGTGATACTCTGAATCCTGCAGTTCTGGCTACTTTAGATGACGTTGTTAATAAAGGTGATACTTTAATTTTTGAAAAAATAGCTACTGCAGATGACGTTGTTGAGGTAGGTGATATCCTGGAAGATGCAGTTCTGGCTGGTGTAGATGATGTTGTTAATAAAGGTGATGCCCTAAGAACTGGAGAAATAGCCATTGTAGGTGACGTTGTTGCGTTAGGTCAAATGTTAATTCCTGAAGTTCTGGCTACTGCAAATGACATTATTGAGGTAGGTCAGGTGCTAACTCCTGCAGTTATAGCTGGTGCAGATGACGTTGTTGCGGAAAATGATCCCTTAAAAACTGGAGAAATAGCTACCATAAATGATGTTGTTGTGGAAGATCAGGTGATAACTCCTGAAGTTCTGGCTACTATAGATGATGTTGTTGAGGTAGGTGATATCCTGGAAGATGCAGTTATAGCTGGTGCAGATGACGTTGTTGCGGAAGGTGATCCCTTAAAAACTGGAGAAATAGCTACCATAAATGATGTTGTTGTTTTAGGTCAGTACATGGAGACTGATAGTACAGGAACAGTTATTCTGGCTGGTGTAAATGACGTTGTTAATTTAGGTGATCCCCTAACTGACGGAATAGCTGGTGCAGATGACGTTGTTGTGGAAGGTCAGGTGCTAACTCCTGCAGTTATAGCTGGTGAAAATGACACTGTTGCGGAAGGTAATATCTTGGAAGATGCAGTTCTGGCTGGTGTAAATGACGTTGTTAATTTAGGTGATCCCCTAACTGACGGAATAGCTGGTGCAGATGACGTTGTTGTGGAAGGTCAGGTGCTAACTCCTGCAGTTTTGGCTACTGCAGATGACATTGTTGTGGAAGGTGATATACTAATTCCTGCAGTTTTTGCTGGTGTAGATGACGTTGTTAATTTAGGTGATCCCCTAACTGACGGAATAGCTACTGCAGATGACATTGTTGTGGTAGGTCAGGTGTTAACTCCTGCAGTTTTGGCTACTGCAGATGATATTATTGAGGTAGGTGATTCTCTAGCTCCTGCAGTTCTGGCTATTTTAGAGGACGTTGTTGTGGAAGGTCAGGTGCTAACTCCTGCAGTTCTGGCTACTGCAGATGACGTTGTTGTGGAAGGTGATATCCTAACTTACACAGAAACAGCTACCATAAATGACGTTGTTGTGGTTGATCAGGTGCTAACTCCTGCAGTTTTGGCTACTGCAAATGATATTATTGAGGTAGGTGATATTTTAACTCCTGCAGTTATAGCTGGTGCAGATGACGTTGTTGATTTAGGTCAAATCATGGAAGATGCAATTCTGGCTACTGCAGATGACGTTGTTGATTTAGGTCAAATCATGGAAGATGCAGTTCTGGCTACTGCAGATGATGTTGTTGAGGTAGGTGATACCTTAACTACTGGAGAAATAGCTACTGTAGATGACGTTGTTGATTTAGGTGATATCTTGGAAGATGCAGTTCTGGCTACTGCAGATGACGTTGTTGCGGAAGGTGATATCTTGGAAGATGCAGTTCTGGCTGGTGTAGATGACGTTGTTAAGGTAGGTGATATTTTGGAAGATGCAGTTCTGGCTACTGTAGATAACGTTGTTGCGGTAGGTGATATCCTGGAAGATGCAGTTCTGGCTACTGCAGATGACGTTGTTAAGGTAGGTGATACCCTAACTTCTACAAAAATAGCTACCGTAGATGATGTTGTTGTGGAAGGTGATGTCATAACTTCTGCAGTTTTGGCTACCGCAGATGACGTTGTTAATATCAGAGTTAGCGTTAATGAAAATGAAAATATCCTGGCTTCCTATGAAGATTCTAACGTTGATCTCATCATGGTACAAAATAGCGATAATATTATATTAATAACGATAATTGATGATGATGATGGTGGTAAAACACTCAAAACAACTTCTAATGATAAAAACTACGACAGTGTAAAGATTGATAAAGAACATAAAGAATTTGCTAAAAATACTGTTGATGCAATTTTTGAAGAGGGCGATATTACAGCCATGATTGCGTTGGGTACGCAATCGTTTGACACATCACTCATTGAAATGACTCCAGATGCAAGCTCTGGAGCAGCATCTGCAATCGTTGGTTCAAATGCAATTAGTGTAACTATTGGTAGTCGTCAGAATACTGTTGTTGCTAATTATGGTGGTTATGGCTTGGGTGCATTTTCCATGGCTTCCTCAGATGACAAAGAATCTGGAATGAATTCTGGTGGAGTTCAACAGTCTGGCGGTGTTTGGGTCAAAGCCTTTGGATCAGACGCTGAAATGGATATGCGTGATGATATTGCAGGGTATGATGCAGAGGTGCGCGGGGTAACTTTCGGTTTTGATCTTATGGCACAAAAGAATTTTCTAGTCGGCATTGCTGCAAGTTATGCGGAAGTTGATGTCACTGGAAAAAGTGTCGCAGAGTCACAAACGGATACCGATCAAGTCCAGGCAACTTTGTACAGTACACTGTTTATGGATGATTATTTTGTGAATAACTCCGTTACGATCGCCTCCTCATCTAGCGATACCTCACGTAATACCCTAGGAGGCGGTGTAGCATCTGGTAGCTACGATACAAGCACTTTTTCCGCTGATATTGGTATTGGTATGCCAATGATCCAAGACGGTTATGCCGTTACCCCCTCGCTCGGTATGTCATATTCACTTATCCAACCTGATAGCTATGATGAGATTGGCCCTCTCGCATTGCATGTAGATGTTGAAGATACAGAGTTGTTTAGTATAAATGCTGGCGTAGCCATCAATACAAAATTCAAATCAGGTAGTGGTAGTCTCTCACCAGAAATTCGCCTTGGTGCAGATATTGACGTGTTGCAAGAACAGGCAGTTTCTGTAGGGACGTTTTTGAGTACAGACGGTAGTGTTGGTACATCCCTCGGAGCTAAACCGTCTGCTTTAGGTGGCTCTTTTGGTTTTGGTCTTGATTATGCCAATGATGAAGAAACTTACGTTATTGGCCTTGATTATGACACTAATGTACGGTCAGATTTTCAGTCCCATGCTCTAAGTCTGAAACTCAAATTGGCTCTTTGATAAGATTTTATCAGTCACAATGGTAATGTGAAAACTTGATGCAACTTTTAGGTAACGACAAGCCACCTGCTCCATTAGTTAAGGCCCTGGGGAGTAAAATTATTCCCCAGGGTTGTTTTTTAATTAATGAAACACAGGCATATATATTGCATGTAGATTTTTTTACTCTTTTAAAAAAAGGAACAAAAAAATGAAAAAGTCTTTGATTTTAGGTGCAACAGCAATGGCTGCTCTAGCCATTGCCCCCCAGGCTGAAGCCGCTAAAGTAAAGATTGGTGGACATTACACGATGCGGGTTCAAGATACGGATATAACGTTGACAGATACACAGGGTGTTGATGAAGAGCAAGGTTGGTTCCATCGAATGCAGTTGAATCTGGATGCCACAGTCAGCGACAAAACACATGCTCACCTGCAATTTCGTCCTGTAGATGGTGTTATGGAAGGTGAGAATACAAACGTTAATGGTGGGTGGAACATAAAACGTGTCTGGATGGAAACTGAGATGTATGGTGTCGGTATCAAAGCTGGTAATATGCCGATGAATATGCATGACAAGATTCTATACAAAGATGTTGGCGGTTCCATGGCTGCTGTTGTTGTCTCCAAATCTTTTGGTGACATGACCCTTTTGGGTATGAATGTTCGCGTTGAGGAAGGTTACACTTCTGGTGCAAAGGCTTTAAAGGCTTTGGAGGATAAATTTGGCAATAATGCTGAAAACGATGGTGCCAATGCTGATAACGATGAGATCAATTTGTACGGTATCAGTCTTTTGGGTAAGGCCGCCAAGGCAAACTATCAGGTGACTTGGTTTCACAAAGAGATTGATGAAGGTGTTGCCACAAATACCGCTGGTGCAGTTCTCGGTACTGACGTTGACAATGATTGGGCCGCATTTACTCTCGGAACAAACCTGTCTGGTGTGAAACTGACTGGTACAGTAATCTGGGAAAGTGGTTACAATTTCGACGGTGATACTTTTGCACCAACAGGTACAACTACATTGAATCAGTTGAATAGTTCTGGTGTTTTGGCCGCTTTGCGTGTTGCTGGTAAAACTGGTTTTGGTGGCTGGAAAGGTTACGGCTTCTACTCCAGTGAAGATTTTACTCATCCTTTGAATGAAGACAGCAACTCCAATAGCAAAAACAGCAATGCAACTGGAATGTCTTTGGCATGGGACCAGGGTAACGTCAACGGACGTGACTTGTTGAAAACTTGGGCTACAAATAGCAATGCTGATCAACTTGAGAATGTTTGGGGTGTTGGTGTTGGTCTTTCTGTGAAAGCTGGTTCTTGGACTATCAGTCCTGCTATTGATTACGCCTCTATCGTTGAAGATGATGTTAGCGGTGGTGTACAATCTATTTCTGACAGTGCTTGGGGCGGTTCCATCGTAGCTTCCACAAAGTTGGATGAAGGTACTACTTTCAGCTTGATCGCTATTGGCGTTGATCCTAGTGATGACAGCATAACAGAAAACGTTGAGAACATGCACTCAGTACAAGCTGAGTTTAAAGTCAAGTTCTAGTGGAGCAGCAAAAAATCTATTGACAGCAACAAACCAAGTATGACATTCTTGGCTTGTGTGTCTCATTCTTTCTTCTCTCGTACAGGGATTGTACCAGCCCTGTACGAGTTTTCTCATTGATGTATACACACTGTCGCAAGATTTTCCTTACAGAGTTTTAACCCACTTACATCGTCATATGTAAGTGGGTTTTTTTACGTGCTACTGTTACTTTATCCTTTCAACCATCAAATTTGACTTTTCAGGTCTCTTCAATACGGTTAACTGTGTTTCATGGCACATTTTAGATTCATTAATTTGGGCAATGATTTTGTCATTTCTCTGAGGATTTTTAATTGTTTAGTGGAGTCATGTTGTCCCAATATTTTATCCTTTTAAAATTGTTGCATTGTTGGAACTGGTGACATAGCTTTCTCCATTTTTAATTTGCACTGTGACGATTTGATCGGCTCCTTCAATTTGGTCGGGGATATGAGAAACCATTATTATTTGCAATCCGAGCTTTTCACTAATCTCTTTGATCATCAAAGCCCCTTTTATGGGAAGTTCACCGCCTTTAAGCCACTTCAAAGGTTCATCCAATACCAAAGTCGGTCTTGTCTTAGAAAGAGCTAGAGACCACAGGGATACACGGAGCGCAAAGGCAGCCACGTCCACCGCACCTCCCCCACTAGCAGTAAGCGGGTCTATGGATTGTCCGTCCCTTATAAATTTTAGATCGGTTTCAGTCCGGCCACGCCTTTGTGTGAATTCAATGGAGAGTTCATATGGGTCATCAAATACGGCTGCCATGGCTAATGTGACCAGTTCGGCCACATGGTACTCCAGTTGCTTTTGAGTTAATTGTGCAACGTTTTGTATTATTAATTGGGCTTGTTCACATGCTTCTGCTTTCTTTTTGAGAATTCGCACGAGTTTTCTTTGTTCCATGACCTCTGATCTTAATTGGGAAGCCTTGCCTTTTCTCTGCTCCAAGGTGTTTTGAATTTCGGAAATTTCCATTAAATGAAGTTCTCACGTAATTCAACCATCATTATTCTCAAATTTTCCTCATCTTCCTCGCATTTTTTCTCCAATTCATCGGCATGGATGCAGGCTTCCTCGTAACTGGTCAGTCCATGCTCTTCTTTTAAATTACGTTCAAGGTTGTCCATGGCTCCTACAGCTTGATTTTTTTTATTTTTTGCATCTTCGATAGCATTTTTCATTGTCATTAATTCTTGACCGATTCCCATATCTTTTTCCTTTTCATGAAATTATTATCCAAGAGCTTTCCATACAATTTCTTGAACAAGTGGTTTTGTTTCGTGCGTGGCAAAGTATTCTTCCATGTTTTTGATGAAAGATGAGGAAATGTCCAAGTCATCTGTCAACTTTTCCACAAAGGCGTTTATTCTTTCATCCTTGTTCTTTTTTTTGTCTACATGTTCGCGTGTAATTACGTTTTTTTTGATTGGTACGTAGACAGGCTCTACCTTGTTTTTGTTAGAATCCCACAAGTATACCCTTGGCTTAAAATCTATTTGATCCACGCTTGACCGCATTAAACTGCCTGGATTAACAAGAAGTTGTCCACTTGTGTGCGATTCAATAACAAATGCTTTGTGATTGTGGCCGGTGATTATGAGATCATACCCTTTCATTTTTCTCATTAAGAGCTTTGCGTGAGGGTCACGGCAATTCGGCCAGGGAGATTCACCCATATACGTCATTACATGGCATAGAGCAATTTGGCGTGTCTTCTTGTTGTGTTGTACTGGGTATAATTCATCTCCCCATGCAAAAGGATAAACTTTGGTTTTGTATAGAAAAAAAGGTTTATTTTTCACTGTGGTTATTCCAGCGGCTACTAGAACACCTAGTGCTGATTTGTTCAATAGAGAGACGTTGTGGTTAGGTAGATCGTGGTTGCCAGGAACCGTGTGAAAATTATTTGGTAGATTTCGTATAGCCCATTGGGTCAGGTAGTGGGATGGTTTGCTTTTGGAAAAAAGGTCCCCGGCATCAAGAATTGGGCAATTGTATTTTTCTTGCAAATCATATAGCCATTCAATTTTTTTTGCTTGTTCGCTGAAAAAGTCATCAATTCTGCATTCGGGTGTGTCTTCTCGCAGATGAATGTCTCCAGTTATTATTGCAGTAGGGTTCATAATTATTTTCCACACAAGGGGCAAATATCAGGAAACATGGCGGTATATTTTCCTTCCATGTTTTTTGTGATTGTGTCGTATTCAGATTGAATTTGTATCTCTACTTTAATGTTACTTAGCAATGTATTAATTATCTTTGATGTATCGGAATTTGATTTGATTTTGTCAAATATTTTTAAGCATTTTGTGACTTGTTGATGGTTGCTTATAATTTTAATGTTTTTTGCGGTTTTCTCTTTAATTATTGTATAGTTTTCCAGCAAAGACTCTAACTGCTTACTTTTATCGCGGTTTATTTTGATTTTATTTAACAGTTCATCGGCTGTTTTGACGAGAGACTTATTAATTAGAATCTTGTTGTACTTGGATATAGCTGTGTAATTAGTTTTATGCGTGCGTATAATTGTTTTAAGTGTAGTCATTTTTCTGTAACCAGTTTTTAATTCATCATACAGTTTTTGACAATGAGCAAGTTGCGGTTCAATCATTAATTCGTAATTATACTGACTGATTATATTTTTTTGGAAGTCGATGTTTTTGATTGTTTTTTGTATTTGCCCTACTTCCTCACGAGCATTTTTGATATTTTGGGTCAAAACTACGGCCGAGTTGACATCCCTTTCCATAGCCTCAAGATAGTCGTACTGCCTAAGCTCATCAACTTTCTCTTTCCATCGAGTCGATTCGGTTCGATAAGTTTGATCTACTCTCATTTTTTCTTTACGGATGTTAGATATGGCGTGGTCAATTCCACCTAAATCAACAATTTGGTTCAAAATCTGAGCTACTTCACCAGGGGATGAGCCTAAGAGGAATGGAGCATCCAATTGTTTTTCAATATTAATTGGCTCCATGTTTATGACATTTTTAACTTCTTCTGGAACATAAACACCAAACGCCTTGAATATTTGTTTGTCGATCATGTAGTAATTGTCACTTGGAGAACGTCCCCGTTTCACGACAACACCTGAATTCAAAATGATGCTGACGGAGGTTTCTTTGCTCCAAGAACTGATAAATTCCTCTCCAGACGGATTGTTATTCACAACCCAGTCTATAGCCCTTAAAATGGAAGTTTTTCCACTATCCGATAAACCGACAATGGCATTTATTCCGTCACAAAAATTGACTGTAGTATCTTTGTGAGACTGAAAATTGTTTAGCGTTATCGACTTAATCATATTTTTTACTGTTCTTTTTTATAATGTTTTGGATATTGTTTATTTTTTTTTCTGACACTTCTTAATTCATTCAACATCTTTCTTTTAACTTCAACATTATGTTGTATATGTTCCGACATAAGGGACAAGGATATTTTAACTGTTCCCATGAATTTTCTTTCATTTTTTTGCATCCATTTTGCCCTCTTACTTGCCTTTAAAAAACATGAGTGTCGTGGAACATTAATCACTCTTTGATGTTTTGTGTTTTAGAAAGAAATTGTTTTCTAAGTGTGTTGTTAACTTTTGTTTGTATTTTAAGTATTTCTGATTGGGGCAATCTCTCAGTGGATTGTTTCTTTCCTGTTTTTGATTTGTGTAATATTGTTTCATATTCTGTGTACAAGTCAGGGAAACACTTTTTTACTTTTTTTCTTATGTCATTGAGAGTTCTGGTCATTTTTTGATTCCCTTTATAGCCTAGACCTTCTTGCCCACTCAGCAATTAAAATTCCATCGGCATCGTTTTCATATAAAGTTGTGAATTGAGGAAAAAGGCGTTTTCCAATAGATAAACTTGCTTTTTTCAAATCAGCACTCCCCTTGATTCCATGAGGGAGCATTTTAAATTGCCATTCCTTACTGTCGATAAACTGATATGGAATGTTTAACCATTCAAGGACTACCAAAGTAGCCTCAAGCGATCGTAAAGCAGACTGTGTGGCCTTAAAACGTGTTGGATTTACCATGGGTCGTTCAATTATTGCAAAGGGCTTACGGACTTCGTACAGAAAGTCATGTAAAACATCTGTATCAACTCTGCATATTTTTTGTGCTTTTTTCGTATAATTAAAGACGTTTATTGTTGGTGTTTGTATCATCTTGGCGTTTATTCCAAGAAATGGAATGACACCTATAGAGCCTGACACACCGTTGTCGATACCAATATAGGTTTTTCCTTGAGTATTTTTCTTGGAATGCCTCACCGTATTTCCCTGTATTTGGGCTTTCTATTGAGGCGCAAACTTTCTTCTATTTTGTGCCAGACTTTTCCAACAATATCGAAAAGTTTTTGCTCTAGGCTTTGATCTTCAATCCTCTTAATTAAAATGGAGCGAAGGCAGGGGTCTACTCCTAAGTCATGTGGGTCAACTCTTTTCCCTTTTCCACCACTCCAATGATTCTCTTTTATTAAAAAATCAACACAAGAACCGATGTTGTCAATTCCATAATCGTAGTAAATTGGGAATTCAATTTCTCTGACTTTCCCCGTTAATTTATTTTTAGAAATTTTCACTTTGCATTTAATGCCTATTTCTCTTTTTTTGCTTTTGATTGAACCACCATTGGCAAGCCAAATTTCGTGAGTAGCAAAAAATTTAAGAGCTTTTCCACCTGCTCTGGTTTTTTTGGTAAAAGACATAGGGTCAATGTTATCTCTAGTTTGGCTTATTATAGCCAAGAAGGATTTGGTGTTTTCTAGTCGCCCAATAATTTGACGCAGGATTTCACTTGATTTCTTGGCTTTGGCCATTCCATATGAGCCTTTGACTAAATTGCCGTTTGCTCTGGATTCCAGCATTTCCATGCTCTTTTTTTCATCGGCTTCAGCGTTTAGTGCATCGAACGAATCCAGGCAATATACGCATGGGCTTTTTTTTAAGGCTTTGACTAAATTTAGTTGAAAATCTTCGATCATATCGCTTGGTATTTCATCACCCTCATCATTTATTGCAGGAGCTTGAATTCTCTCTGCGAATGAAGCACCAAATAAGTAGTCCATATTAAATGAATTTGCATTTTCTACATCATCATAAATTAAAGAATATTTATTAAACTGTTTTGCAATTTGCATTTCAACCAATGTGGTTAGTGCTACAAAACTCTTTCCTGCACTACTATCACCAATAATATTGACCATAGAACCTTTGAGCCATCCACCTGATGTATAATCAGATAATGCAAGATTTAACAAAGTGGAACCTGTGGGCAGTACATCCTCTTGTGTGTGTTTTTGTGTGTAATTTTTTCCTTCATAAGCTGACTTTTTAATTTGTTCTGTAAGAGATGTTTTTGAAGGAGAACGCACATGCCTAGACATTATCAAAGAAATCCTTTTCTATTTTTTTCATAAATTCATGAAAAAAATTTTTTTGTATAAATCTGTTTGCTCGAAAACCTCCTGGTTGAATGCCTAGCTTATGTTTTTTCACCCAACTAATTAATGTGACTTTGGATATATTTATACCTTTTTCGCGTAAAATTTTTAAGGCTTCTTTTGTTGTATAATATTCAGGATTTTTATTCACATTTTCTCCATTGAGCTTGAGAAGTTTTTACCTTCCCAAGCGGGTTGTTTTTAATGAATTGATGAACTAATAATTTTTATTATTCAGATTTTTTTGCTTCCTGAAATTCTTGCTCATCTTTACATGCATCCCAGACAGCACAATTTAGGCAATGATTAGTGCTGTCGTTATCCTGGCCCCATATATATCTCTGTGGACATGAATTCTCTGGGTTCTCTGGGTTCTCTGGTTCATTGAGAGAATCATCATTATTATCGTTATTGTCATAATCATCGGTATTATTATTAGTGTCTTCCTCTTCCTCTTCTTCTTCTGGTTTTTTCCGGCTACGCCGTCTGGTTTGCTTGGGTTCTTCTTCTTCTACCTCTTCTTCTGGTTTTTTCCGGCTACGCCGTCTGGTTCGCTTGGGTTCTTCTTCTTCTACCTCTTCTTCTTCTACCTCTTCTTCTGGTTTTTTCCGGCTACGCCGTCTGGTTTGCTTGGGTTCCTCTTCCTCTTCTTCTAGGTTTTCTCCAGTTTCAAAAAATAATGCTTTAATTTCTTTATATGAAAGTATGTTAAGTATTGTGTCGAGATTGGCCACTTCTTCCAGAATTGAGTCTTCATATGGGTCCCGTTTTTCAAAATCAATACGTGATGCTTTTGGGAATTCAAAATTACCAATAGATTCATTTTTGAAACGGGTTTTGATAGTCAAGCCGTTTTCAAGATCTGGGTAAACTCCGTGTTCCTCATCTTCCAATAATTCATTATCGAGTACTTCCCCGAAACAGAAGTAACTTATGTCCAGAATTTGCACACCATCATCGGGTTTTTCAACGTCAATCACATTGAATATCTGACGCTCAGACGTTTTCGTTGCTTTGATTTCAGATTCGTTTTTATCATAATCTTTCAACAAAATATTGCGATGTTCGCAAATGGGGCAAGATTCTTTTATAGTTCTCGCAGGACATACAATAGTTTTATTTTCAAGACCAACTTGGCCATGTCGGAAGTATGTACGCTCGTACCATAGTTCACCTTTTTTTGCTGAGGGGTTCGTGGATTCCGTCACTTCATATGGTATTATATCGAAATATCTCGTGCCTTTTTTTACTTCAATTATAGACATATCATTGGGAAGAGAAAGGGCGGAAGTACCTTTTCTATCGGCAGCTTTTTCCTTGTTTCTTGCTATGATTTTTAGTTTGAGGGTTTCTCTTAAATTACTTTTTTTTCTTGACATGTTTTTCTCCTCAGTAGTAATTCATTAAAAATTTGTTTTTTCTTTTATAATTCTTCTTCGTCTTGTTCGTGTTTGCTGTTGTAAATTTTCTTTTTTCTCTTCTTTGAACTCCTCTGGAAGATTATGGGGAATGGTTGGACTAGAAAAGTAGTTTTGTCCATGTAACCGGGTTAAATTTTCTAATGCTGCTTTTCGTTGATGAAATGCAAACACGGCATTGGCATACATTTCTTGTTCAAATTGAGCGTTATGCAATTCTGTTTTTGCTTTTTTATAATGCTCATTATTTCGGTAGAATGCTTCAATGTTGAGAGCTATTGGCTTAACACCTGTTCCAAGAATGGATGAGCCTTTTGTACTTGCTTCAATAATTAATTCGGATCGTATTACTTTTACTCGCTCTTCACATTTACGAACATACCTGTTTGCTTCGGCAGACTTGGTAGCATATTTATTAAATCGTAGGGGTTGTTCTAACCATTCTACATCGAGTTGATGCTTGTTGATTCGTAAATCATCGGCGTAATTCATTAATTTTTCTTAATCATTAATAGTTCTTTAAGTTGAATTATTAAAAAGGAATTGGGTCTTCTTTTTCTTTTCCTATAGACATAGCCTCATATGCCATGAGAATTAGTCCGGCTTTTCCATTTACGTATAAGGGTTCTTTGAAACTATCCATCACTATGAACGCTTGTTCAGAGTCTTTCCCATTTAGGAGAATGGATGAGCAATAACCCATTACAGCTAGACGGATACTTTCAGGTTGTTCTCCGTCTATACTTTTGAGTATTTGAGCTACGTTTCCCCATGATTCGCCTTTGAATAAAGCTCTGCATAAGTCAATTATTTCATGATCTTTTTCGGAATTTTTTTGTATGCTATCTAGCATATCCTTCAAGGGCAAACTTAACACAGTTTCTAAAGTTTGTAAAGCAAGACGGCAAGAACCATGTGAATTTTCTGCAATTTTTTGGCAGATAATTTTGCCGATTTTTTTGTCTTCTTCAAAAGCTACTTCGTACAGGAATGTAACCATATCCTGGTTACTTATGGGTTCGACAACAAAATGAATGCAACGATTCCTTAACGTGGCCTTTAGTTTTTTTGGTTCAGTTGTACATAGAATGAAGAACACATGTACTGGTGTATCTTCCAATCCTTTTAATAGAGCTTCTTGAGCATCTTTGGTGAGTTGATGACACTCATCTAAAATCCATACTCTACATTTGCTTTTGATAGGTGCATACCGCATCTGCTCACGAATATCCCGGATGTTGTCGATTCCCCGAAAATCAGCTGCATCTAGCTCAGTCAAATCATCCTCACGGCAATCTAGTTCAGAAGCAATTATCCTAGCTAAAGTGGTCTTCCCGCATCCGCTTGGGCCAGTGAAGAGCCAAGAACTAGGAATGTTTGATCTGTTTCTGTTGAGGATGCTTTCTATTGACTTAATTATTTTTATGTTCCCAACAACTTCGTCGAATAATTCTGGGCGATATAAAGTAGCTAGCGACATTTACTTCTCCAAATATATTTAATTTATTTTTTTTGTTTATTCTTGGTATAAGATACAAATTTTCCACACCAATCATTTTTTGCAGCTTCAGGAAACACTGTCTTATGGATGAAAGTATTGTCTATATTACAATCTATAATAATTACTGGTGGGTTATGACGACATTCACCATTTTTGTGAAAATTCTTACAGTTTTTACATGTATTCTTGTCATACATTATACAATCTCCAGTTCTTGTTTATCTGCCCAAGAACCATCTATAGGTGTGATTTCGAGTTCTACATCAATTGGAACATTTATCCATCTCCAGTTCTTTCTGATTTTTTCTGTCATAATTATTTTGCATTGCTTTAACAAAAAATCCTGCTCTTTCGGGACCAAATCAAGGATAATTTCATCGTGTATCTGTCCAATAATTAGAGTATCTAAATTATTTTTTTCAATCACCTTTTGAGTTTCAATCAAACTATAAAGGGTACAATGAAAAGCGGTGCCTTGAACTGGATAATTAATTGCATCATTTTTGCCCATGACCCCCTGGCAGCGGAATCCAGTCAAAGTGTCGAAAAATCCCTTTTCCTGATATGCAGCCCACCAATCCTCTTTCCACTTAGTGTATATGGGAAATCGTTCATCCCAAAATGATTCAAAAATAAGTTCTATGTGTGTCTCAAACTGCTCATAATTATCAATCCCACATGATTGCAGCCATTGAATTAATGACAAACCATTAGGGAGTATATGGGTTTCCTTTTGTGCGCTTTTCCATAAATTTGGCGCACAGGATTTGAACCAATCCCCGTAAAAACTGGGGAAAACAAATTGATTTTTACTGCTATGCCGTATTGCTTTGGCTATTTTTGGGTCTGTTTCTTGTATATATCCCCATTCTTCTGGAGTGAACAAATAAATTTCCTGTGCCATGTCCCTATGTAAATCGGTGGATGGGTCTGAGTTGTATTTCATCATGGTCGGGTCTTTGTGGTAGGCCGTACCAATCTTTACCTCAATACCTGAAAAATCGAGTGCAGCTATTTTTCTGCCTGGACGGGCAATAATTGCTCTTCGACAAAGTTCCTTTATTTCGGGGTCTCTGTTTGGAATATTTTGGATATTAGGTTCGGATGATGAACTCCTGAATGTTCGCACTAAATGCAGATGAAAAAACGGGTGCATGTAGTTATCAACAGATTCATCAATGAAATTTTGCAAGTATGTGTTTTTGGCTTTGACTAGTTGTTTGCTTCTTATCAGAAGATCAAGGCCAGGGATATCAAGTTCGGCCAAGGCTTCTGCTTTTACAGAATCGTTGCCCTTTTTGGTTTTGAATGAAGTAGCTAGACCCATTACATCATATAAAATATGTGATAGTTGCTTGTCACTGTTTATATTCAGTTTAAAACCAAATGCTTTTCGTCCAACTTCTCCCAGTTCAGAATCTAGTATTTGCTTTTGCATCCGTGCTACACGCCTATCTAAATGGCGAATTGCCTTGTGGCAATAATCTATGTCTACATGGACACCGTTTCGTTCCATTTGAGCCAGAACAAGGCCGGAATCGTGCATCAACTGATACGCTTCTTCAGTGATTGGTCTCATTGGTAAATACCCTGTTTTAACAAAGGCATTTGAATTTCTGACAAGCCAAACTGATAAAGTGCATCCAATCCATTGTACATAAGCAAATCTTGTGAAGGGGCCTCACGTACCCTGTTTATTGAATTTGAGTTGCCTGTACTTTCCAAATATTCCTTCATATGGGTTGCATAATCTACCACACCAAAATGAACGTACACCTGAAATTTCAATCCAGTAATTCCCATACGATTATCCAAAATATGGGCTGCAATCATAGAATCCCATTCCCATCCTTGCATTTGTGTTCTATATCTAATTTTTGCCCAATTATCTTCAAATTTCATATTGTGCGCTCTTTTGGGTATTTTTGAATTAGAAAATATCTGTCTGAGCATTTTTGTAGCTGGACCCCTTTGGGGCATGGGAAAAGATATTGCTCGTTTTGTACTTGTGGATATAGCACATGAAATTATTTCATGTCCTGGTGCATGGGGTTTTAATCCAGTTGTTTCAAAGTCAAAAGCAAATGGTTCCTCTTTGATTTTTTTGAGTTCAGAAAGCAGATGGTCTGGGTTCAAAATAATTTCAACTGCTTTTTCTTCGTTCTTCATTGTAGGAAAAGGTGCTTCGGAGCGGGACAAAGCCCTTTTTAAATCTTGGTCGAAAATAATACCAACAACAGGGGCGTATATTTCTGAACGTTCACTCCTTTTGCCACTGGCCATACTTTTTATGACGTATGAAGGGTGAAAGAGAGGGGCAACCCAGGCTTGAGTTTTCCTATCTGGAATAACCCACCCTCTCCATTTGTTGATGCCTCCTGACTTTTCTGCCCATCGGTCACCTATGAAAGATTCCACGGCAGCATTGCCCAAGAGAAAAATTGTTTCAGGTTTAAAACTGTCAATTTCTTTCCAAATATTTGGACGGCACATTGCTATTTCGTTGCTTGTTGGAGTTCGGCCATTTGGTGTTCGGCAACTAACGGCTGCAATTTTTTTGCAATCTTGCTCGATGCTGATTCCATGAGACCGTAATTTATGCCTAAGCCAGTCAGAAGCAGAACCACGCATTAATTTTCCGGTTAAATCTTCTTCTTGACAGGGGATTTCAGAAATAATTAATATTCCTTTTTCACCTTTTCCAGTAGATTTTATGGCAGGTGTTATGCACTCTTCACGGAGGCCACATGCACCACACCCAATCAAGCGTTGAATTTTATGGCCATGTCCTACTTCTTCTTTGTTGAAAAATCCGGTAGTAATCATTATGTGAAACAAACAAATACATGCACGAATTCTCCGTCATCACCTTCAAATCTTAATTGATTTTTGCTGATTTCCATTACGTTGCATAGTTCAATTATTTGGGCTAAATATTCAGGGTGGACCTTAATGTTTTTAGATTCTCCTTTATAATTAATTGAACAGTTCTCTTCAAAATAACCGAAATTACCTTTAGATTTGACAATGAATTTTCCGTTTCCAATTGTAAGAGATATACGGGGGTTGTTGAAATTACCGTTGTCGATAAGGGCGTTTGCTCTTTTTATTACATTGTTCAGCTTTTTTGGTAAATCAACTTGTTCCCCTTCAACATCAATGATTCTTTGAATATTAGGGAAAGTCATACTTATGTAAGTACGACAACTAAAGACCACTTCATTTTCTGTTTTGAAATGTAGCCAACCTGGAGAGGTTGAATATTCCACCACGTCAAATGTGACTAGCGATTTTGCAGCAACATGTGGAATCAAAATTGGTTTGGAGAAGCATTTGTCATCATCAAGGTATCGAATAGTCATTCTAAAACTGTCGGAGCTTTCAACACGGCCTTGATGGACGTGTATGCATGTTAGGGCTGGTTTTGTCTGGTCTTTAGAGCAACTGAATAAGCAAAACTTAATAGCCGTTGTGAAGTCGTATGGAAGCGCATTGAAGTGTCCAGTTTCTTGTTTGACAGGCAATGTAATTTCTAGAATAATTTTAATCTTTGCTCTATAATTCCCTCCTTTCACCAACAAAAAATTATCTTTCTGTGTGACTTTTATTTCTTCTTCTTCAATTTTCTCCAAAAAGTTCAACAGCTGTTTGGCAGGAACTGCTCCATTTATTTCAATTTTAAATGGATGAGATATGGCTATTTCATCGTTGTAGGAGTAAATAATATTTTTTTGAAAAACAAAACAATCTGATTGCAACACAATTGCTTTTGGGGCAATTCCATGTCGTAGCATATGAAGTACATCTAACAGAGCTTTTGTGTTGATGAACATAATCAGACCTTTCAAGAAAAAATTATTTACGGACGTATTGTACAGTAGGACGAAAATGCACTCCACCAACATGGACTGATTCAGCTGTTACAGTAATTTGGAAAGGGTCGAGTAGATTAATTAGATCGTTACTGATAATGGTTATGCAAGTGTCATGGGTTGCCATGTATTTACAGAAGGTTTTCAGATATTCACTAAGAGATTTTTCTGACACACAATAATGTCGGGGTAGGTAGTTAATGTGGAGTAGTGCATAATTTATATCTGCATCACCAGGGTAAATGTTGGAGAATTCAGGGTATTTAATTTGAACTTCTCCGGAAACCACATTTCGGTTTATCACTTTATTCACGAATGGGGAATCATATTTTTTGAGTAATAAGTAACTCGGTGTTACGTATATTGGGGTTACTTCTTTTTCTGGTGGTAATTTAATTTTTGAATTATTTTCTGGTGGGTCTTCTAGTTCAACAGGTTCGCAATTATTTTCTGAAGGTTGGGTTTTGTCTGGCATTTTTAATTACTCCATTTTTTAATCGTAAGTAATTGGGTCACTTTCAATTCTTTCCTCGAACAAATTAATACGTTCCATGCATTGCAAACAATTTCCACAAGCATAATTCAGTGAAGAAGAACAAGAACGTATTTTTTCAAAAGGAATTTTAAGATTAATACCATTTTCTAATATGTCTTTTTTCTTTTTTCTAATGTATGGAGCATATAATTTCATTTCTTCTTCAAATGCAAATTTCATTGAGAGGTTCATGGAAGAAATTAGAGCCTTTGCACAATTCTGTGTTCCAATCGCAATAGTATCAAATTCACCTGATTCAGCAATTCCTGCAAGAATTGAAACAAAGAGCAAATTTTTTAAATTATCGTTTCGGATTTTTACCGGCATTTGAAACTCAGCCATTGGAGAGGCAATGTCAATCAGAGTAATAGGAACATCATAATGTTTGGCTATATTAATGGCCGCTGTGTTTTCTTTATCATTTGATGTTGATTTATATGAAAATGCAATTGTAGCTACATTAAAATTAATATTGAGCAGGTGAGCCAACAATGTAGTGCTAGCAATACCTCCTGATAATGCAAGTAGAACATTCATAAAAGTTCCTCTTATTCTGGGAAAGACATAATCTTTGTGTCAGGGTCAGTTATTGCAAGTTTTTCATATTTTGTTCGCGCTTTGTTTTTGGAATTGCTAATAATGGCTAAGGTGCCTGACAAAGCAAACATACTGTATTCTTTTTCAATAATAAGGGCAATTTGTGTGTTGGTGTGTTTGTTTTCTTGAATCAACTGTTTAATTCGATTAATACGTTCTTTGTTGGGCCTTTGTGTTTTCTTGGATTTTTTAGACTTCTTTTGTACTTTTTTTTGAGTTTCTTTTTCCTCTATTGGGGGTTGATTCTTTATGATGACGGGTTTCATTTTTTTTTGATTTTGCTGAATAGTTTCAGCAAGAGATTCTAAACGCTCATCGGTTAAGAGGTGATTGACAAGACCATTTTCTTCCAGGTAAGTCCAAGATTGATCGTCAAACATCGTTATTTCTTCTTCAAACAATTCCCTGGCCCGTTCGCGAATATCTAAAAACATCAATTTTTTATCTGGTTGAATTGGGATAAGATCATCGTCTGGTGATTCATATAAGATTTTATTGATGGTCTCTGCAACATGAGTAATAATGCACTCGGGAATTTTGATGAGTTCTTCCTCAATTACTTGTGTGTCACTCACTTCAGTGATTTTTATTTTGTTTGGTTCTTTTTTTGGGGGATAGATGTGGACAAGAAATCCTCCTTCTTTCAATAGTTCCCATGTCTTCTCACTAAGTACTTCCGCATCCTCTTCAAAAATGTCTTTTGCACCTGTTGTCAATTCTTTTTTTAAGTTTTTTGCTTTAATGTTTATTGCAGGTGCGAAATCAATTGCTTTATTGATTTCATTTATCATGGAAAGAAGGACACGTTTGTTGAATTTATTGTGAGACATGAAAACTCCTAGTTTCAATTAAGGGATAAGATTAATTTAAAATATAACCTTTTGTTCTCTTTGTAAAGAACAAAACAAATTTGTTTTGTTGATTAGTTTAACAAAAAACCATGATCCGTCTGCTTCTTTATTAAAACTCATTTAACTATCTTCCCATACTCGAAACTTGCGACTGGTTTCATCTTCAATTATTTTCAACTCAAATGGGCGATAAGCCTCTCCTCCTGGATTGTTTCTTGCCTTTGTGAAATTAACATGAAAAAATGCTCCTTCATGAATGTTCCAATTATCTGGCTTGGTGAGGTGTATTGTGTTGTTGAGTGGGTCTTCTAATGAAGAGGCCCCTCGTTGGTGGCCTTTTGATTTACCTTGATGATGAATTATAATTACGGAAACGCCTAATGCACGTAATTTAATTAGCCAAGCTGTGAAGACACTTGTACTCTGATTGTCATTTTCATCCCTTCCACTACATAAGGAGGATAAATTATCAAGTATCAGAACACGGCAAGACCTGTTTTTTTTAAAATATTCGTAAAATTTATCTTGCCATTCAAAATTATATAAATTGACAGTTTTATTGTGTTTCTCTGTATAATCTGGAGCAGAGAAAATTTTCAAAGCGTGTTGTCGGGATTCTTTCCCTAGTGGCCCAATCAATTGTCTGAATCGGTCTTGAAGATCAAATCTACCCATTTCTCCATCTACATAAAATACACCACATGGGTGTCTCACATGCCAAGGGCCGATAGATATTTTCTCATATGTGTCCCGAGTGATAGATACGGCAATTATCATTGCAAGCCAAGATTTGCCTAAGCCTCTTTCAGCAAAAATCATATTAAGGCTTTTTTCTCTTAACCATGGGTAGATGATAGCTTTGGGTTTTTTTATTTTTTCTGTTAGTAACTGAGTTGATGTTTCTGTTGATGAAGTGAATTTTACCTCTATTGTTTTGATTTTCTCATTTTTGTACTCTTCAAGCAGTTGGAGAATTTCTGTGTCTCCATCTTCTTCTTTTGCACAAAAGGCAATTTGTTCACTTAGTTCTTTTACATTTTTTTTGATGAGTAATTTTTTCGTTGTGTCGAAAAGATACTCAGCATTTATATGAGGGGTTTTTTTAAATTCATTACTGATTCTGGATAAACAGTCACCGATCAAATCCATAACGTCTGTATCATCGGCTGTGTTTAACTTTTCCTTGAAAATATCTTTGATATGAATTCCAGGGGCAAGAGAATATTTTTCGTAGTATTCTATACACCACTGAGCTATAGTCTGGCCGAATGCACTCTGGAATAGAATAGGGTTGTATATTGGGTTAACCATTCCCAAGAACTCCGTGCTGACGATCATTCCGATGAGGATTTGATCATCAGCACTTACATCTACTTTTTTACGTTTGATCTTCATTTGTGTTCTTCTACTCTTTTGTCTTCTCCTTTTACTTTCAAAATTTTCCCCATTCCCAATAATCGGCTAGCTATTCTTTTGCTGTAGTTGTTTGCCAATAGCTCAAAAGATAAATTACTTGCAATGGTGGTTTTTAGCATGTGTGAGTATCTGTAATCTATAATTCGGGCAAAAACAGAAAATTCCCAATCAGTGCCGGTATGCACACCAAAATCATCTATGTACAGATTCCGAGTAAGACAAAACAATCGAATGTAATCTTCTTTTGTTTTTTCTTTTTCATTACTCATACCTAATTGGATATTGGCTATTAATTCCACGGCAGGTATATAAATAGCTGTCAATGTTCCATGTTCATCCCCTTTATATTCAACGAATACAGTTGGGGACTCTCGTGAATCCATCACAGTTTTTTGAGCAATAGCACATAAAAGATGTGTTTTTCCACAACCAATGGCACCTGTAATAAATGAAGCATTTAATGCTTTTTTCAAAATATCTGGGGAAAAATCACCAACTTGTGCATTTTGGTACAATGGTGGAATCTCTAAAGAATTTATTCTTCCATTATATCTCACTCTATGTTTCCGATTCATAGTGTTGCTGTCTCCATTTTGTGTTTACATTTATCCAATTCTTCTTGAGTCATATTAGTTTCATGTTGTGATTGTGTGTTTTTCCTCTTTTTTTGTGTAAGATTTTGTCTGCTTATAGCATTTTCCAATTGCACAAATTTCTCCCGTAGGGATTTCCCGCTATGAATGACTGGCGTGTACTGGTCATTAATGTTGTCTTTGTACCATTCTAAGACTTTTTGGATTCGCAAGGGGGCAATTTTAGAAGTTATACAAAGCAATCGAATTTGTTTTGTCCATGCTTCTTTATTGGCGGGAGTAATTGTAACGTTTTTATTTTCCATTACAATTGAAGCTAATTTTTCAGCCAATGGGAAATAGCGTCTTTTCAACTCATCGGCTGTT